ATATTACCTAAAGATCGTTTGATAACCTTTTCAGATTTTTGAACACCCGACGTATTTATTTCTATTGTATAATCTGCCATTATTTACCTTTATTTTTGTTGCTGTTTCTCTAATTTTTTAGATTGTTCAGTAAGATAAATTTTATCCATTTCTTTTATTGTAGTCATGAAACTTTCTTTCTCTTCATTCATAACATCATATTCTCTACAGTACCTATTCATAGCACTCCAAGGGATTAAGCCATAATCTCTTAATCTCTCTGAGTCTAAATTTAAGAAACTCTCCCAATACCACAATAACGCTACATCTAATAATGGCTTTTCTTTGATAAATTCAGGTGTTGGAGCTTTTCGCCTTAAGCCTCCAGCAGGGGCTTTTAGGACTTTTTCTTCTTCTCCATATCTAAGGCTCCATCTAAGATAGTCTCCGACTTTTTTATTTGCTCTTTCTCAACCTCATCCTGAAATGTAGCGAAATCGTCACTATATTCTTTTATTTTACTAAAATATTCAGGAAGTTGAGTTAAACAAATTTCCATGTTCTTCGGAGTATATGGAACTACAACGACTTCCTCATCTTTTTTGATGAAGATTCCTTGTTTCCATTTACCATCTACTTTGACTTGATGATCCTTGATTATACTACTGATGAAGGTTTTAACAATAATTGCTTTACCTTCTTCTTCGGATAGCGATCCAAAAGTTGCTTTACCACACTTTTTGATCTCTTTATTGAGGGTCTTGAAGTAACGAGTGTTATGACCACCACTTCGAGCTAAGAGGACTTTAAACGTACCAAAATCTTGCCATACGCCATTGACTTCATAATTGTTAGAAGTCTCAAACATTTCAAATGGGTTTTTCATTGCTTTTTCCTTTAAGTTGAGTTAATAAAAAGGGGTATAAGCTCAACAACCTATACCCCTCCGAATATATACATAATATAAGCACTAAATCTTAATGCACAAGCCCCTGCTCAGAATTATCCTACATAATTGGTAGGTAAGGATACTGAGTACAAGAGATAACATATCCAAAATATGAGTCTTTGAATGTCTTTAAAGTAACATCAACAAGAACACTCTCATTTACTGGGAAGCTCTTATTAGCACTCTCAAATTTCATACTTGGAATATCAAAGTGTAGGCAACCATCATCATTATAAGTTGCAAAGTCAAGAGTAGTTGTTTCATTTCCTCTTGTAGCACTGATAAGATCAGAGTCATTATAAATTACACTTGCAGTTCCTGTAACCATTAAGGTTCCAATATTCATTCCTGTAGCACCAAGGGTTCCAAGACATTTCTCTGCACTAACCTGTCTATTAATCTCTAAGGTCAGATTCTTGAAACAAGTACTATAGTCAGATAATGCAGAATCTTTTAAAGATAATCTTGCAAAATCACTTGTAGTCCCAAATGCTGCTTTCTCATATGTTGCAAGTCTATTTCCACTTGCTTGAGAAGATGTAGGATCTGGAGTATCAAGACCAATAAAAGCTATTGTCATTCCAGCTTTATCAGTAAGAGGAAAATCAAGACTCATTGTGTTGAGTTTATTTCCTGTTGGATACTCATAAACAGTACCTTCATCCATTCCACCAAATTCAGCTTCAAAGGTATATGTTTCTTCAAGGAAGTCAGCATGATTCTGAGCTACATTCCTGATAAAACTTCCAATGAATAGTTGAATTGTTTTTGTAGCACCAGCATCTGCTGTTGAAACTTCCCAATCTCTTTTATCAAGAGTGATTAATTTAGCAGCTACAATTCTGACTCTTGCAAGCCCTAAGTAATCTGCTGTAGCAAATTTTGTAGCAGTAGTATTTCCACCAACATAGATACTTTGTCCAACTTCAATACCAAGTGTAGTAAAGTCAAGTATAGTTGAAACCAGATTACCATCACCATCAAGTTCGATATCACCAGCAGCACCTTGAATACCTACAACATCAAGCTTTGTACTCAATGATGGAATAGCCTCAACAACACCACCAGAAGGTTTAATTTCTGTGGCTGTACTACTTGCACTAACAAACAACCCATTATTCAATGCATCTGCATAATTTCTTGTGAAGAACAATGTTCCATCTGCAAGATCACCATCAGCAGCTACTGTGAACCCTGTTCCTGTTACATCTGTTGGATCAAAATTTAATTGAGCTTTAAGGACTGAATAAAAAGCCCCTTGCTCGAAATTTGTAAAAGCACTGTATGTAAGATCTGTTTGGAAATCTACAGCACTATCTAAATCTGATACTGCACCTTCAAGTTCCATTAAGTCCTGATTTACAGGTGCTCTTGCGACTGAAGTAATTGTAGCTCCAAGTCCATTAAGATCATTCCATTCCTGTGTTACCCAATCAGGTGTTGCTGACAAAACTCCAATACTTGTTTCTATAGCAAAGCTTAGAACTGTTTTATTACTCTTTGCACCCATAGCAAAACTCCTCTTTTTCTCTTATTTTATTTCATCAAAATTAAAAAATATAACTCCATTGAACTGATACCACTCATCACCAGTGACTCCATGTTCACTCCAATTCCCTGCTTCGCAATAGATATCTGTAAATCTATTACCTTCAAAAATATTATTTATATAATCACAAGTTGTGTTCCCATCATAAGTTCCTGTATTTAATGGAATAAAAACTTGGTATACTATAAGTCCTAATCTTTCAAACTTTCTTTCACCAACTTCTCCAAAAGCTACTTGACCAGAATGAGGATTATGTTTTATTTGAAATCTAATCCATGGAGCATTAGTTGGTTTAATAAAATCTTCATTATTTTCATAAGCTACAGGATATCCTAGGCTATAAGAAGATCTAAATTCTTTTAACAGAATATCTTCAGCTTCTGTTCTGGTTGTCATTATCTTGCTCTCCTTTTTTTCCTAGTAAGTGCAATCCCACGTTGTATAGCCATTTCGATAAAAGCTGGTGGGGATTTAGTAGAAGTACCCTCATTTAAAAGACTAATGTATGGAACTCTGTTATCTATAAAAATAGATGAAACTTTCGATAAAGTTTTTCTACTAAGAAATGCCTTTAGAGATCTCTTTGACTTTGTTTCTGCTGGCCCTGGATTCCCAGTTAAGCCTACTTCTCCAGCAGTGGGGCTATTTAAACTGACCCTCCATCCTGCTCTTGCCCATCCTGTTAAGACAGGTGTTCCAATTGGTGGTACTTCTTTTAACCCTAAGAAAATTTGTTCAACAAGATTTTGTGCTGAAGCTGTAATTTCCTTATTAATAGCTTTTTCAATTTTATTGAGATCACTCTTAAAACTTTTTGAATTAGATCCCATTACTTCCTCACTTGTAGGATGTATAGAACAGCAAGTCCTGCCTCATTATAATCTATAACATCTTTAACTCTTAAAGTCCCAAGAATTGGATGAGTAACTAAATCATCAGGTTTTGGAACTACAGCTAATCTCACTCCATCAACTCCAAGTGGATCAACATAGAGTTTTATATCTCCTTTCTTTACCAACCCAAATGTAATCTGCCTTTGTGTGTATGCAGCAGGGAAGGATAATAGAGGATATGGAACTTTAGTTGAAGTAGATCCTTTAGATGGAAAATTTGCATCAATAAGACCTGAAGAGGTGACTGACTGTAAAATAAAATCAGTCACCCCCTTAACCTTAATTAAATGATCAACAGTCTGTAAAAGGCTCATGGTAGATCGTTAACCTCTCTCCATTCATCAGGATCAAATTGATCCACTTTGAAAGGAATAGTTGTAGTAGTTCCACCACCAATAATTGGGGATGCTTTAGATGCTGACTGAGCACTTGACGCATTCATTGCCTTTTCGTAATTAGCAGCTTTCATCGTGTCATCTTCCCAAAGCTCTTCTATTCTATTGGCACTTCCTCTTGAAGCAAGGGCAGATAAGATTACTGGTTGTAACTCAGTTATTGTGGCACTTGTATCACCACTATTAGAATCCAAATAATGTTGGATTTGTTCATCAGTCAGGATATATGGAGTTGTAAAATCACCTATACCAGTTCTTACTATTTCAATATCGGTTAGTGCCATCTCATCTCCTAATCATGATTTTCCATAGCTTTGAGTCTTTCATCAAACCTTGCGATTGTCATTGAAGCTTCTTCAACTTTATTAGTAAATCTACATATTACTTCATCTAACTTATCTATACTATCACTTGAATTTTCTAATTGTTGAGTCATCATTTGAACAATATGAAGTTGTCCAGCATCTATTTGTCTTTCAAGAATTATTATATCTCTTGAATGTAATTGTTGTAAAGAATAAACATCTCTCTTAAGTCCTGCATCATCCAATTTTAAAACACCATAAGCAGCAGAAACACTCAGAAGAAGAGTAAAAATACAGGCTAAAATGGTTGCTCTTAGGTTACTATCCATGTCTATTTCCTATTTATGGAACTACTAAACTGTCTTCAGCAATAATCTCAAATTTATCTAAGCCAGTTAAGTTATCATTTATTACTATCTCCAAGTCCTCATCCTGCCCAATCCTGATAACTGCCCCCATTTTACTTTGACCAGCAAATGTCAGTCTAGAGACTAAACCATCCTGTCCTTGACCTATAGCAGTGTAAAAATTCATATCAAAACAAATTCCACCAAGTTCTCCATTGGACTTCCAATTAAGTATATTAGTTACAGTGCCACCTGTTCTTCGCATCGTTACACCATAACTTAACTTAGTAAGATCTCCAAATGAAGCAAGATCAACAGCAGAATCTGTGTATATAGTTATTATAATTCTAGTTATATCAATAGAGATAGGAAAATCACCACCAGTAGAACGAATACTAAATATCTGAGTGGTAGAACTCCCATCTACTGCCATATTAGTCTCACCAACTTCTATAATAGAGCCTGTAGGAAAAACCCCATCTATTGGTCTATCAACTGTTACAACACTTCCTACTGGAGCACCAACTACTTTACCAAACCATACAGATAATAAATCTAAATTCCATATACTGATAAAATCATCAGCACTAAATCCAGTAGCATCATCTACTGTAACAGTATAATCATCAAGTGCTGTAGCAACAGTATTAGTTGTGCTATTAGTGATTTTATTAAATGGTACAATAACAACAGGGCTTGTTTGATCCTGCAATGTTACTGGTATACTACCATTCTCTTCTAAAGTAACATTATTTCCAGTTGAATCATATATTACGATAGCCTGTCCCATATCGTCCTCCTTATTTAATATATTCGGAGGTTGAACCTAATGTATCAATTTCATAATGAAAATCAATTTCTAAGAGAGCAACGTCATCAGCAAAATCATCGGTTAACCCAGTACCAGTAGCATCCCTGAATATCCTACAAAGAATCATTGGGGATACAGAAGTTATTCCTGTCATATCTATTTCTACAATGGGAGTTAAATAATGAGTATTCAAAACTGGATTTTCATCAGGAGTTGATACATTACCATAAGCAATAATTGAATCACTAAATGGTTCACCAATCTCTTTAACAGAATATTCTAATCCCCACGAAACCTTGCCTGCCCCACTAGCTGTAGGCAACCAATGAACATGAGCATAGAGAGCAGAACCAAATTTCCAACTATGAGGTAATTGAGTAGTGAAAAATAACTCCTCTTCAGAAGTACTACTAAATACTTCTGTCCAAATACCTTGAGATCCAGAACCATCATCTATTACTTTTTCAAAATCAGGGGTTCTTGATGCCCCTTTACTTGTATTTGATGCTGGTACTCTCAAATCATCCCAAACAGTATCTGTTAAAATTATATCTTTATCTGAATGAAAGATACGTTCTGGAATAATTATCTCACCTGTTTCATTGGAGACTATTTCTGTTACATTAAGAGTAGGATGTTGTGCCATCTAACACCTACCTTTACGCTACAGTAGCATTAGTATAGATAACTTCCCAACCAGTTCCAACGAATTTAAGGATAGCTACCTCTAAACTTGCATCAAAAGTAATTGTAGTACCATTGTTAAAATTAGCAGGAGTGACTACCATATTATTAGTAGCTTTTAGTTCGAGTTTAATTATTTTTGTTTGCCCAACAACACCATCAGCAAGAGTTGCTGCGATAGCTGCTGTAGCATTAGATGTATATCCAGAATATTCCTCTGTAATAGGAACAACAACAACACCAGATGTAGCAGCATTAGAAGTAGCACCATCGGAAACAGCAAGAGTAGCTGAATCTGCAACGAGTTGTTCTGCTGTTATTTCTCCACCTGTTTCAAGATCGATAATTTTGTTAGTTTTTAAAATTGGAAACCACATTGATTCTTCCTTTATATTTTATATTAATAAAAAGGGGGAGGAATTACCCATCCCCCACATTATTTTTACTTCTTAGGTAGTTGTATAAACTCTTACACTAACAAGTGGTTTTGTGAGAACAAACAGAGGACTCATCTCAAGTTCTAGCTCAAGATATTTATCCTTTGGATCTCTATACTCTCTCAAGTACATTTCAATACCAGCTTGGTTTGCACCAGCAAGAGTATTCGCAGGGCCATAATAACCTCTATAAAGTCCTCTCATACCTTTTACAATAGAGAAACCCTCTTGTTTGGTGATAGCTGTACTATCAGTACCAAAAGCTCTTGCAGTAGTACCATCAGGTTTAGTGAAGGTAGCATCATAAGAGTAGAATGAAACACCCTTATGTCTGAATGTATCTACAATACCCCATTTTCTGTATTCTTGCAGACTTTCTCTATTAGGCTCTTGAGAACTTGAGTAATAGTTATAAGCAGCAATAATATTTGGATGAGTTACGAGTGCATCAAAAAACTCAGGACTACATGGAACCTCAATAACACCAAGTGATCCACCAGCTTTCGCATTCTTTGCAATGTACCTAGTCATTTCAGAAATCTTAAGATCAACTTTTGTTGCAGCAGTACCAAGTGCAAAGTCAATAGCTTTCTGAGAAATACCAAATTCGGTGAACATATCAGCAAGAGTGTTACCTTCAGGATCAATAGTCTTACCTTTGATCGCAGAAACTTTCATATACTCTTTTGTCTGATCTGCATTCAGCTTAAGGTCTTCCATCTTTTCCATTCTTACATTTGGAAGATCTTCAGCTTCATCAGGAGTTCCACCTTTTCTCCAACCTTGAACATCAGCAGGGAAGATCGCATCCCCATGTTCGAAAAATGGGAGAGTTAAAGAGAAAGTCTCTAGTTTTCTATCCTTACCATATACTTTGTTACCTTGTCTTCGACTTGTTTGAGGAATCATGGTAATAGTAGTGGTGTTCTTGTCAAATAGAACAGTTTCTGTTGCAACTCCTTTAGAGTCAAACAGATTTAGTCCATTAAAAAGTCCATACTGGTTGGCAATTTCGTTAACCTCTTTATCCCAATCGACAACAGTAGACCCATTAGTCAAACTTCTTGTAATCATTTTATTATCCCTTTTTAATTAAAGTACAGAGTCTTCTACTTTCATGCCAAGGGCAGAAAGAGCAGCTTCAGCAGTTACTTCTGCACCAGCAGTGATGGTTCCATAAGCCAGTGCATTCTTAGCCACAATACTTGGGCCTTGATATAGAACTACAAGTTCAGGTGTATCAGCAGCATCATATTCATAGATTCTCTCATCAATTAGGATACAAACAGCATTTGCTGCTGTGGAAGTAACAACTTCTGTACCAAGTGCAGCATTAGTTGTCAACTCAAGAACAGTACCTACTTGCATAGCAGCAGTGACTGTTACTTCGATGGTTTTTCTGCACCATCCAGATTCTGTCCAAAGTTCTTGTTTCAGAACATTACCAATTTTTTTACCTCTTGTTACTACAGCAGCCATTATTTATTCTCCTTGTTGCCATGTCTTGCTTTAATAAGATCGGCAGTTTTTTGTAAGTGATCAGGTTCTTTAGCATCTTTTTCAAGAATCTTTTCCTGATCAGTTCCTTCCTCACCCTCAAGTTCTCCTGCTATAGCAGTTCTTGCTTTTTCAAGTGTATCAAGAAGTAAATTAAAACCTTCGACTTCTTTACATTTAAAAAGGGTTTCAGCTAGGATATCAGCATCTTCGACAAATGAATAACCTTTACAAAGAGCTACATAACCATCTTTGATTCTGGTATCTCCAGCTTTCTTTAAGTCAGCAATTGCTGTTTCTTTAGCCTCAAGTTCTTTCTTCAATTCTGCTGTTTTAACAGCTTCTTTTGCAAGAGCAGCAGTTACAGCATCATCAATTGATTTCTGAAGATCGACTTTAGCATCAGCTTCTTTCTTCAGTTCTTCTTTTGTTTTCTTCATTTCAATTCCTTCTTTAATAAGTTGTGTGAATTCAACACCCATTTTTTCAATCTTTTCATAAAGATCTTGTGAGACTTTATCCTCAGAAGTTAATGATTTTAGAAGTGTGACATTTGTATCATCACCTATAATATCATACGTCCATTCTTGAGGTTCATATCCCAAAACTGTTGCTAACTCAGCAGCATCTTCTCTCCACATATAGAAGAATGTGGTCAAGAATGTTTGCATACTTGTACTAATGAACACTTCATCAGCAGCTTTTTTTAACTCTTCTTTCTTTTTCATAAGTAATACTTCCTGTTGATTAGCACCCTTACTCACCAGAGCGACATGAGCACCTTCTTTTTGGAAATCAATGTCATGTACAATTCGTTTACTCATCTACAACCTCCACCAGAGCAGAACAGCCTATACTAAAACCTGTAAAAGTGCCATCCTTACATAACTCCCATATATCATCATCAAAAACTTTTACTGACATGACCCAATCACCTTTAAGGATTTCTCCATCTCCAAGAGGATAATCGACATCAGCAATAAAGCTTTCAGCAACTTTGATGACTTCAGTGTTAAATAAGTGCTGAATATTACCTTGTTGACAATACATATTAAAGTCATGGCAAGCTTTCTCTACGACTTCAAAAGAATAAAAATCTTGATTTGTACCATCATCATCATATTGCTCTGGCCTTAGAACAACACATTTAAACAATTTCTTATCTTCTTCGAATGATTTAACTAAATTATCGTGAAGAATACTTAATTTTTGAGTTTTCTTACTCATTATGTACTTTCCCTATGCAATCACAAGTTGTAAAAGGTTGATCCCCATATACTGGTTCTCTATGAATCCCTGGTACATGAGTAACTACTGGAGTTTCAAAGATCTTTTTTAATTCTTCATATAATTCTTTTGCTTCTTCAAGAGTAAGCTCAAGTTCTTTAACTTTAATTGTTATCATGATGCATTATCCATATTAGTGGCAGAATTATTCTTACTTGATTTTCCTGTACCATTTGGCATTCCCTCTTCTAAGCCTTGACCAGCAGAGTTCTCATTATCAGTGAAGATCTCAGGAAATAAAGTATTAGCTGTAAAATCATCATTCTTTTCAATATCACCATCACTAAGTTGGTATTTAAAACCACTCTTAGTTAGAATCTCATTTACAGTTTCTTTAGTTCTTGGTAAGAAATTAGTAGCACCAAGACGTTGAACAAGTTTACCTAAATTATTAATGTCAACTTGATCGAGATCAGTATGGGTTAATTTTGGCATATCTTCTTTTTGGATACTTCCCCATCCATTAACTCTCAAAG